GCATATCGGACTGAGCTATATTGAAGCAGTGCGTGTAGTGACCGCCGAGATAGTCATNTATGTTGGTGATAAATAAGTTCTGTTTAATCTTCATCTTCCTCTTCCTCGCATTCACAGTAGTCAATCCACTCAGGTGGGTAGTCGTACTGCTCATTCATGGGATAAGTTTTGTATATGATTAATTAATTCTTCCTCGCAAAAACATACTTTGTCTTTAGGTGCAGGCACATTAAATATTTGATCCCAAGTATGTTGTTTGATATGTGCAATTAATCCTATTCGATGTGCACCTTCCGGTTGAATTTGGCCATTTTTTATTTCTGATTTTGATGGGTCTGCCCCTACTAAGGCGATATATCCATCATCTTTAAGCTTTTGGTGTTCTGGACACATTCCCCATCCTGTAAGCGTATTTTTTTCCATTGAGGGTTTTAATCTTTTATCCAACAAGATAGAGTTGGTTTCGAATTTTTTAGCACAAACTGTGCAGATATTCTGTTCTAGGCTTACGTATGACTTTTCCATCCTTTCCTCTTGGCTACATTATCGTAGTTAGTTCGTTTTAAAGGGTGTGACATGGGTGGTCGGTAGGTAACAGTTCGTTGAAGGATCTTATCCTCAGGCCAATGTCGTTGTAGTCTGGATGATATACAGGAGACTGATAGTTTATGTATGTTCTCTGCACTAGCTGCTAGGAGCTTGGCTTGTTGATGTTGGCTCATACTAATTTCCTATATTTGTGGAGTAAAATAATTAATGGGCAAATTGCAATATCGACCTACTACGCAGAGATCATTTGGTCCCACCCAAAACCAGCGAGAATATAATAATAAATCTGCTGTTTTTGTAGATCTTTTTTTAGCCATATTCCCATTAATTTTAAATATTGTTTTTACAGGTAATGCCTTAAAATAAATGAACATTTGATTTATTGCTCATAAAGATAATCTTGGGGCGTATGTTCAGGCTTATTTCGTGCTGGTTCTTTTTTACTAGTTTGTTTTCTAGTACGAAAAAATCCGTGGTACTTTGGATTTTCTTTCATCCATTGACGAGCATAGAAAGCACGGAAATTGTTACCAATTTTAAATTGTGATGTTCCATCTGCTCCAGCAGGACTTTCCCAACGAATACGTTCAAATATGGCATTTACACTGTAATGTTCATATCCTTTAAGGATTCGTTCTCTAGTAAACTCATCAAATAAATCCCATACTTCAGGATGTTCCATATGGTACTTTTCAACTGCTTGTAACATTTCGTCATATCGACTCATTTAATAACTCCCATAAATAGTAAGTTGCTGCACCGTCTATAGCGGCATAGCGTAAGAATTTTTCATCTTTAGGGTTCTCGGGTTCATATTCATCAATCAATGTCCATTTCGGTGAGTAATATTTACCCATAATATCTTTAAGATCGATCTTAGCTAACCAACTTTTAGAATGATTTGTTAAAGACTTAGCCAGAAGAGCTGTATCTTCATAGTCATTTGGTAAAAGTCCTGTCCGATGATACATAATTTTTAAATCAAACAATGCGTTATGAATTAATAGTTTTCCTCGATAATTAGTTATCCAATTCCATATAAAAAGTTCTTGTATAGAATTTTCTGGTATTAAAATTATGCTAGAAGATTTGCTTAATCCAAATACAAAATGCGTTACTTCTACTAATGATGGGTAACTTAAACCATTATTCATGGCAACAAGATGGTATAACTCACGTGCTTCATCTACATCTGCAAATGCTAATAGTTTTAAAGCAAGTTTACGTTCTGCTTTTGCATAAACACCTCTAGTTTCAAGATCTAATGACATCATAGGATACTGGTGCATATTTAATAGTTGTTCATTGATATGCCAGGGAGTGTTACGAGTTATATATTTAACTTCAATCATATATCCTCCAATATTCCGTCCAGAGAATTCTTATAGAATTTCCCTAGAATGTTTTCATTAAGCCAATGTGGATCAAAAATAGCATCATAATGAAACAGCAAAGCTGTCTCTAAATATGTTGCTGATTTTCTACTATCACATTGATATAGAATTTCTTTTTTAGAAATTTCTAAATGTTCCGCTAAATCATGACTTCCTTTATAATTAACAAATGGTAGATTTGTTAATATGCGTCTGTTTCTTTTTTTCCTTTTTAATGGTGGTTTTTTACGAATAGCCCTGACAGCCTTTTTCCCAACGTATTGCTGTCCATTAGTATATGAAATGCAATAGACAATATCAGTACAGTAAGGTGAAAGGTCCAGATGACCTGATATGTGATTTTCTTTGTAAATCCACATAGCTTATTCATTCTTCAACCAAGTATCACTCATTGAATTCTCCGTAAGGCAGGTATTACCAACGTACGCTGAAGTCTGGCTTGATCCATTGAATCTACCCAGTAGTTATTAATTTCTTCAGCAAGGTTATAAATATAATTCTCATCAGCACCCAGATCTATTGCATGGGCTAATGCCTTATACATAGAAATAGAACGTTCACCTACTTCTGCATTAAACGCATAGTGGAATGTTTCACTTGGATCATTCAACAATAGGTCACGTTCTTTTGATGGTAGTTGAGCAGGAGGTTTAGGCTTAGTACGAATTCGTATTGCAGCCCTATCCAGCAAATACTTTGTCTTCAAAGTTTTACCATGAAACTGAGACATAATATTTCGATTAGCAAATGAAAGATAAATTTGACTTTGTGGAAGAATATCTACAACAAATCCAAGCTCATCTGCTATTTCTACCATAAAGAATTTCCATAAACGTTCATCTACATCCACAATTGAATCTAATTCCATAATAATACGGAATTTAAATTCATTATCTGGATCAGAAGTTCTTACAACATAATGGTTATAATCATTAAGCAATGCATGAGCTTCTTTATCGGTGATGTAAGATTTATCAACATCTAGAACAATAAATTTTGTTCCACTATCGATATTGGTTTTAGCACGTTTACCGTCTTTAAATTTAAATGAACCATAAGCTGCATTTTCTTTCAGTAATAATTCAATTTCCTCAAAATTAGTTTCAAAGAACTCATATCCCTCACTACAATTTTTGGTCATGTGATCTTTTAACTCCTTACCTTTAAGCTTAACGTTAAAGATTATGTAAGACACACCAACAATATCTGTTTTAATAATTTCTTTATAGTGAATACCCCCTTCAACAATTGTATAACTACCATCTTCGTGATAGCTATTTGCTAAGGTAGCTAGTTCTTCAACTTTAGACTTGGTAGATCCTGTACCTACTACGTAAGATAGTTTTCGCAATTCATGCAGAGATAGAAAGAACTCACCGTCTTGAGATTTGTACTTACACATATCCGCTAATTGTTCATACGGTTCTTTAACCAGTTCTTTTTCAAAATCACTTAGGTTAGGAGATAGCAGTTCAACAGTATTTATAGCATACGCATAAGTTACTTCATTAATATGTGTTTTATTATTTAGAATCGCATACGTACCCGCTAACTTAAGAGCTAACCATTGTTTATGTTTACGACTCAGTTTAGAGATTGGAAATTTACCTGGCATCGTATCATGAATTAATGAATTGTATTCCAGATAAACATCAAAGAGCTTATCAGCATCTTTAGTAATTTTTAAGGGTTCCTGGTTTGTATTTTCAACTAGATCAGCCGTTAAATTATTTAATGCTTCTTGAGCTGTCAGTACGCGTTTCCGTTCTGCTTCTTTCAAAGTATGTAGTTCCTCAATACTGTTTATCTCAAGTTTACTAGGAGCTTCTGGTGTAAATGTAAATATACTCCTACGTGCAAGCTGAGTATTAAATACCATCTTGAATTTTGTTTTAATTTCATTATTAAACAGAATCGCTTCCTGAGAACCAAAGAATAAAGCATTCACTGGAAGATTTTTAATTGCTTTTGTTTGAGCCTCAAAGGATTTAACAATCTTCGGAGGTATATTACCTAAATCATATGCAACAGCTATTGTTTTAATAATATCAAACATGTAACCATTTGATTGTAATTCAGAACCAATTTCAGAAGTCATGATTGAACCAGAACCCATGGGATTTTCAGCTATATCAGCAAAGTGATGCATCAAGCCTTCTACTGTACCTAATCCAGCTTGTAGTGGCTTAGGAGCATGATAATATTTCTGCCATTCATGAGCACCTTCACCTTCTAAACGAGCAATGTTTTCTGCTTTTTTCCTTGCAAATTCCTTACGTCCCTCTTCAATTTGCGTGTATCCTGTATTAAGTGATTTACGCAAAGTGTTTAAGGATTTATCTTTCGACGTACCAGACGCACTTAACGCAAATACTATGGCATTGGTTGGAACCAGTGTGCCATCATAAAGCTCAATTGGTTTACGCAAATGAGAAGAAAATGTAATAAGTTCTGCTAAAGTTATCGCCAGTTTAAGTTTATACGGAATATCTCCAGAAATTGTATCAATACCTTTTTGTACAATATCTGGAAACGCACTTAGATTGGATGTTCGTGTTTTAATGTACGAATCCAATAGATCATATGTACTCATTTAAGCTCCTACGGATTTAACAACGTCTTCAAAGAATGCTATTTCATCGAATGTATTACCAATATTCATACAACCTTCTAAACTAACAGCATGTCCATAATTGTAATGCAATTCTGCACCATAAAGATCTTCCAGAATAGCGAAATAGAATTTACGTAATAGTCTGTCATTAACTACAGCGGACATAGTTTCAACAGATTTGTAATCCTTATGGCTGAATAAAGGAATAGCCGAAAAATAATTTTTCTGAGAATTTTGAGTAGCATTATGAATAGGTAATATCAGAGTTATTTTAATAAAAATATGCTGACGTTCTAACTCTTCAATAGTTGCTAGAAGTTTTGCAGTATTGTTACGAACTATAGAGTTACCTACATGATATGGATAACTAATACTTATATATAATTCATAAAAGAAATCTACATAATGAACAGCTGGGGTAATTACACAGTCAGGTTCCCCAGCTACATATTTACCTACATCTACTCCGACTTGAGTTCCATCTACCGAGTAACGATATGCTTCATAGGTTTCCTCAGTAATGAGTCCACGTTTATGAAGATTGCTACGCACCAGATTACGAATTGATTCTTGTTTCTCAGGTGGGAAATCAGATACACCACGCATTATCTTATCCAATGCTTCTTTATAACTCATATCACAATTGTCATCAGATTTTTGAGTTATTGTTGCAATGGTATGACGGAAATGGTCTAAATTCCTAAATCCCATAAAATCTGGATTTTGTAATTCTTGTCCCCAAGAATCAGGAAAAATATCGGGTAGGGGTTGGTTCAGTTTGAAGGCATCAGCTTTCATTTGTTTCTCCTTTTGCATTAAGTTCTAAAAGATCACACAACTCACCAAAGGTTTGACATTCACTCTGGTCTGTATGTTTTGGTATAAATTTCATTCGTTCTATATATTCATCATATATAAGATCACTTTTATCTACGAGTTTATAAATAAATCCATCCAGTAAGTTAAGTTCCTTTCGTTTTTGATANCNCATTGAATCTCGCAACCAAATCACAATAGATGAATGCCTTTCTACGGCAATCCTGCATAAAAAATCCATATGACCAAA